GCTTCCCTCTACGTCGACTACGTGTTCCTCGACACCGACGAGCGCAGACGTATGGCCCAGAACCCCCACGAGTACCTCATCGAGCAGCTCCAGTTCACTGGTGATGAGTCCGTCGGTTCCTCTTCCAACAAGATCAAGCTCAACTTCAACCACCCCGTTAAGGAGCTTATCTGGGTTGTCCAGCCCGACAAGAACGTTGACTACTGCTCTTCTCTCGAGTCCAACACCGTTCTTAACCGCCTGCTCGGCGCTCAGCCCTTCAACTACACCGACGCCGTCGATGCCCTCCCCAACGCCATCATGGCTTTCGGCTCTCACGACTCCGTCGCCAATACCACCGGCTCTTACATCAGCGCCTCTGGCCTCTTCAACGACGCCGGTGCCCCCGACCTTGCTGCTGCCCCCGGCACTTCTTGGTGGCACAGCTCTGATCCTTCTCTTCAGTACAACCTTCCCAACTTCGGTGCTGCTTCCGCTGCCTCTGGTGTCTCTGATGCCGGCACTTTTGTCCTCACCGAGACTTCTCTCGATATGCACTGCTGGGGTGAGAACCCCGTCGTCACTGCTAAGCTCCAACTTAACGGTCAGGACCGCTTCTCTGAGCGTGAGGGTACTTACTTCGACCTCGTTCAGCCTTGGCAGCACCACACTCGCGCCCCTGATACCGGTATCAACCTGTATTCTTTCGCGCTGAGACCCGAGGAACACCAGCCTTCCGGCTCGTGCAACTTCTCTCGTATTGATAACGCTACTTTGCAGCTTGTTCTTTCCAACGCCACCGTTGAGGGAACTAACACTGCCAAGGTTCGCGTGTATGCCGTGAATTACAACGTCCTGAGGGTTATGAGTGGTATGGGTGGTTTTGAAGCACTAGTTATAGTAATGTGGATGTTATTACTATCAACAGTAAACAAGAACCGAAAAGTGTCCTCCTGTGATCAATTGAGCTCTGATTACAGAAAACGAGTTGCGTCCTCAGTATCATGTTTTTAATGATATAACCAGACCAGACACTAGTGATTCCGACGACGATAAGTCGGAGTTGCGACATACCTTGTTGTTCTGGGAAGCCTTTTAGAGTTCAAAGTACCAACCTTATATCCGAAAGGAATAAGCGGCCAAGAGTAGAAACTTGGGTACGGTAATAATCTTTGAAATTAGGTGATCAGCATACCGACGATCTAAGGGCGCTAAGCAAAGCCTATGATCGGGTGTCAGAGACTGAACGGGTATGGGTCGTTGATGAAGGTGTAAGCAACCTGAAACGGCTTAAGATACAGTCCTCCCCCTAGGGAAACTTAGGGGATAAAGAGAGCGTACTCGAATTAATTTTCGTAGTGCTTCACAGCCTCATATCTACAATTCTATTTTATGTTTATCGCAAGATAAATATAAAAAATTAGTATAGTCATCTATTTCCATAATGTTCTCCATCATCGCTTCACATACATACTAACAGTCATAATCATAAAACAACTTCACGATTTCAACCGTCTTCTCTGTCGCGTTTTCTGGGTTCGTCCAGTATTCAACTTGTTCGCGCAACCTCTCCAAGCGCGATTCCCATTCTTTCTCCTTTGATTTCTTCAACCATTTAATTTCAATTTTCCCTCAAACGAAAAATTGAAATTATTTATTCCATTTCACCCTATTCCATACACACCTCTACATACCCCGACATGCTCCAATTCCAACAACAACATGACTATATCACCCAGAAATACGGCTCCGGTACCGCCGCCTCATCCCCCGACTCCGCCTCCTCGGTCGTGACCTTCAAATCCGGCCACACGAAATCTCTCGGTCGCACCGCCAACCAACAAAAAAATCCGCGCTGGGAGATAATGAATCCACACACCGGTGAAGTGACGGGAATGGTAATGTATTGCGAACCCAATGAATACTGTGAATTATGCCCTACGAGCTACCAAAAAATACTGGACTACGAAGCAAACCACAACCAAGGCAAGAAGCTGACGTGGTATAAAACCACGAACGGATATATATCGTGCCACAACAACGTCTTCATCCATCAAGTGATTATGAATACGTGGGGGAACGGAAAAGGCACCAGCATTGTAAGCGCGACCACCTCGACCGAAACCCCATGAATAACCGATACGACAATTTACGCGTCGCGACGATGCAAGAACAACAGAAGAACAGCAAAGGCACGGCCGATGATGGAACCAAACGCGAGAGAAAACACAGTGCGCGCACACTTCCCGACGGTATCACCCAAGATATGATGAAGAAATATGTGGTGTATTACTTCGAATGGCTGGATAAAGAACACACGAGGAGTCGTGAATTCTTCAAGGTTGAAAAACATCCCAAACTTGAAAAACCGTGGATGACGAGCAAATCCGAAAAAGTGTCGCTTCTACAAAAATTGGAAGCAGCGAATAAGGTTGTCAGTGATTTGGAAAAAGGCATTTTTCCGGAAGATACTGCGCCAGTGGCGGTGTTGCCGAAATATCTGTCGCTCGTTGTGATGCGCGAGAAACCGCACATGGTATATGAACGACGACGTGATGGTGGTCGGGAAGTAATGCGTATGGTATTGCCCGCAAATTATACGCTAGAAACTGAAATCGCGAAATTGAAAGAGAAAGTAGAAGCAAAATATGGTGCGGGGGCGATGGATTAACGTCATCAACCCAAACATAAAATTGAATTAACCAATCACAACATCAACCAATCACATCACATCAAACGACCAATGCGACCACTCCGTCTCGTTCTCCCAGCCGACCTTCAACACGGCAAAATGTATCTCATCCGAGAAAAACGGCCAAAATTTGCCAACCTCAATAGCAAAGGCGTCTTTTTGAAAAATGATTATCCATATTTACCTTATCAGTGTACAATCAGCCATTTCACGAATGTTCAGGTAAGTAATAATGCGCACTACATCGACCTTCACTTACAATCTGTATATTGGGAATATTATGAAGCCGACGCTGTCGAACGCGCCTACATCACAGAGGCACTACGCAGTATCACTGGCGACCCCGATTTCATATTCGACGATTATTGACGATAATAATATTATTGGTAATATTATTCTTCACGTTATATATACTAAAAATGAAAACCATATTTATTGTCATCACCCTCATCACATTCATTATCTTTTTTATGGAGGCACTCATCCATTTCAATATCGGAAAGAATGGAAACAACAAACCACACAAATATATTCGCATTTCCGACCAAATAAAAATTCACATTCCTGATAAAAATGAATTTTTTGATATAGCAAAAACCGTTCTGTTTTTTTCGACGATGACGGGGTTGTTAAGCGCGTATGTGATTAAGCATCATTTATAGTTGTGGATGTGTCATACATCCCTACAAACGCCTTACGCCCCCTTCACCATCCCCATTCCGACCGACCGCCAAAGAACCACCGAGACGATACTTCCGACGATGAAACCGTTGCCAGCCGCCTCCAACGTCTTTCCAAATAAGAAATAGGCAATCACGGGAAAGAGGATATAGGTAAGCACAGCGTAAAATGCCATAACGCCGGTATATTTTGTGAGGTTGAATGAGAGATTCATTGTTGCGTGGATGGATTGGTTATGTAGTAGCGAGAGAATATAAAATTGAATTGATTTTTAATATAGAATATCTTAAAGCAGCTTTAGAATATATACCAATCACAAGAATGTCACACAACACAACAGCATTCGTTAAAGACCGACCCGTCCAAACGAAGGCTTTCAACGAAGTCACCAAACTACTTCAAACCCGCCACGAATGTCTCGTGAAAATGTTTTGCGGAACAGGCAAGTCACGCGTCATCCAGCGAATCATCTTGGAACGCAAGCATCCATTAAGCGTTGTCGTATTCCCATCTCTCGCGCTCATTCGCCAATTCACGAAAGATTATCTCGGAAATGTTCGGAACATCGGGTTATTAAACGTAAGTAGTGAAGAACTCGCACATATAACAAGCACAACCGACCCAGTGCAAATCCACCACTTTCTACACAACCCGAAGACGAAACATCAACAGAAAATCATTTGTGTCACCTACCAGAGTCTAGATGTCCTTCTCTCGAGCATAGGTGATACCAAAATCGGGATTGCATGCTTTGATGAAGCACATCGGACAACCAGTCCTGAAGCAAAAGAACTCGTCTATGGTGACGAATATCGCGCGAAATACGAAAAACGGATATTCTTTACAGCGACACCTGTTAACGCAAATGGCATCACGATGTTTGACCGCGAACGCAACGAAATGGGGACATACGGCGACTGTGGGCCACTTGCGTGCGAGTATACTTATCTACAAGGACTTCGCGACGGCATTCTCTCGCTGTTTGAATTACGGATTGACCTTTATACGCAAGACACGCTTGGAAATATATATGAAAGCATCGCACGGGCGATTTTAACGACAGGGAATACGCGGGTGCTTACATTCCACGCCGACGCGGCGGCAGAGAGTGATTCAGAAACATCCGTATTACGATTCGTGGATAAAGCGAAATTCGTTGAGGCGTTTCGTGCGGTGTGTGCGAAAGAGTTTCCAGATAAAGTCGGAATGTTCGCCGATGAACGCATCACTTTCCGCGCAATCACCGCGACCACGAAAGACAAGGACGCAATCCTCGGGGCGTTTGACACATGCTCCGACACCGAAATCTATATTGTCGCATCCTGCCGAACGATTGGCGAAGGTGTCGATACGAAGAAGGCGAATATGTGCGTGTTTGTAGACCCGAAATCA